GACTTGTGGTGACGACCAGAAAGAAAATCCATTTGTTATCGACGACCTTATATCTATCACTGATGGAACTAATACAAGAGAAATGGGACTTATTATAGGTTTCTTCACTAATGGTGGAAAACTTGGTATTGAGTTTAGACCTCAAAGAGCAAGTGGAGATATTGGTGATTCATTTACTGCTTCAGCATCTCAAGTATTTGTAAAAGCAAGTGATAGAGTTGCTGAAAAGACTGGAGTGTTCTTAGCAAGTGATACTGGTTCATCTGGTTCTGGAACTCTTCCTGCTCCATCGTATTCACTTTCTGGAGTTGAAATGAGATGTTTGAGCGTCCAACCACCAGATGGTTATGTTAAGGGAATCATGGATAAGTCAATGACTGAAGGTGGAGTATCAATGGATATTCTTACCAGCGAACTTCACAGACATAACCAAGTTGCTACATCTGGTATTACTCAAGATCATATCCCTACTCTTGCTAAACGAGCAAAATCTCTTTTGGTTCAACCTATCCCTAACGACAACTATCGTTCTATTCTTAAACATTCATTTGCTGGTGTCCCTGATGGAGCAAGAGATTATCAGTTTCAGTTCGGCACAGAACTTGTTCCATCTCGTAAAGCAGACTTGAAAAGATATTCTCTATCACCTGCTCGTCCAGAACCACTTCATATGACTGAAATCCAGAAGGCACTTATCAATATTGGGAAACCAGTTATGAACCTTCAAAAGATTCAAGAACATTTCTTGATTGCTCGTGCTTTCAATAGATACGGACAAACTACAGACTTGAGTGATGAAACTATCTCCCTTCGTGTAGATTATGACTCTGGAGCAGAACAAAAAGTATTCAATAACTATGTTTATAAACTTGCTCGTGTTATGATTAAACGTGGTATTGTATCGGTGGATTCTTAAGAAAAAATTATAAAATTTTTAATAAAGTTATTATTAAAAATGTCTGCTATGGAGATAGAAAGCGTTGAAAGATTTGAATTGCTCCCAAGCAATCAACCAGCAAATAACACTTACTCGTTCAAAGAGGGAACACCACTTATTACATTCAATATTGGTTCTGTTTCTAAACTTTTACGTGCGTCTTCTGTTCGTATTAACGGAGAAATTGAAATCCTTGATGGTTCAGGTGCTAAACCAAATAACAACGGATTGAAAACTGGTTCAACATCAACAATTGAACTTAATGATAGAGTTGGAACTAACGCTATATTCCAAAACGTAAATATTGCTTCTAATGATTCTAACCAAACTCTTGAATCTGTTCGTCAGTATGGACGTATGATCTCAACTGTTGTTCCATCAGTTCAAAGTGAAGAAGACTTTTTGTCTCACTCTGGAGTTGTGACTAAATCAACAGCACAACAGTCATCTGCTGATAATCAGGTAAATAACAAAATGGCGTTCTCCATGCGTTTATTCGCAGGAATGTTCCAGTCAGGAACTGCTATTCCTCTTGGTGTAAATGGAGTTCGTGGATTACAACTATCTCTTGAACTTGCTCCAGATCAGCAAGTGTTGTTTGGTGCTGATGCTTCTGGAAGTGGTGGTGCTTCATACAAAGTTTCTAACTTGTCTTTGAGCGGAGAAATGCTTGTTCCTTCTCCTGCTGATATGGAGAAAATGTCTGTTCCAGCATCTGGTGCTTTGGTGTTTAACACTATCCAAAATCTTTACAGCGTCATCAACTCAAGTGATGCTACACAAACTTATAATCTTGCTTCATCTCAAGTGTTGTCTGTATTTCATAACTTCTTACCTGTTACTCATTCTAACAACTATTCACAGGATGGTTTCAAGACTGCTATGTTGAAGAATACTGACGCAACTGGAGCAACTTACGATCAAGACGTAACATTGAAGAAAGTATCATTCTCTCGTGGAGGTTTGAAACTTGGACTGGATTATGAATTGGACGAACAAACTCAATCAACTCAAGGATTACCAGAAACTGGAGTTCAGGTCAATGCTCTTAACGCATTACAACCATATCCAAGTCTTTCCAAGATGTTGAATCAACCTCAGTTGTTCCCGTTCGGCACAAAAGATGTTTCTGCGTCTGGTTCAGCAGTTCAAGAATTCGGCACAGTTGATACAGCAAGAAACTTTGCTATTGGTCTTGCTATGGATAGAGTCAGCGAACAAGGTATTGACTTTAGAGGACAAAGTTATGCTATGCGTCTTCAATCTACCGCTGATGGTAAATCACCAATGTCTGTATTTACATATTATCTTGCTAAGAATGTTTTACAATACTCCCCATCGGGTATTCAAGTGAGTTCATAAGAAATAAATTTAAAAATTTTTAATAAGTTATTATTAAAAATGTCTCTACCAGATATACTGAAAGTTCAAACTCTTCCAACAGTTGATAATATGAAAATATCAACTCAAATTCTTGACCCTATTACTATTACAGATAGTCTTGCTGTGTTCCAAATCCCAAAAGCAGGAATATTAGATGCTGGAAGTTTCGTTCAACTCGGCGTCACTGTAAGTGCTGATGGTGCTTTTTTCTTTCCTCTTGCTACTGGAGTTCATGCTCTTATTGAAAAAGTTGTTTTGAAAATCGGTAATCAAGTTGTTGCTTCTAATACTCAATACCCTTACTACACTACTGCTTCTCGTCAGTTCGATTCTCCAGAACACAGAGCATTTGTTGATATGGTGAAATCTGGTGCTTGTGGTGATAGATATGCTATTAGTGAATCTGGACGTATTGCTTATCGTGATCTGGACGCTTCTGTTTCATCAACTCCTGCTGATACTGAATTAAGTGTTCCTTCGTTTATCCAACCAACAACAAGTGATGCTTCTACTGCTTTGTTCTCTGTCCCTCTTTCCACTTTGATTCCAATGATGCGTTCTCGTCAATTGCCTTTGTTCGCAATCAAAGAACATGTATATTTAGAACTTACTTTCGCTCAACAAACATCAGATTCCGATATTGGTAAAGTATGTTGTAGATCACAAGCATCAAGCGACTCTGGAGCATTAGTTCCATCTAAATCAAATATCAAGTTTATCTTCGATGCTTTGTATTATACTGATGAAGCAATGGATAGTGTTATGAAACAAGTAGCAAGTGATTCAGGTATGCCTATGTTGTATGAAGACCAGATTGTGACTGATACACAAGTTCCCGCAACCACTACAGGTGCTGGAGTTGAAGAAAGTCAAGTCATTGAACGTGAAATTATGGTCTCAGGACGTGTTCTTCGTTCATTACTTATTCAAGAAAAGAATGTTGGTGAAAACCACAAGTTCCTCGGTGAATACATCTCAAGAGATACTAAAATACCTACTGCTCTTAACTATAGGATTAACGACCAGCGTATCTATGATAGAGATATTGTTCTGCCTACGAGAAAGTATGATGAACTATCAAATGTAATGGGAAGACCATTAATGACTCCATCTCAAATCTATTCTTTTGATGCTGATACTGATAAGAGTCAAGTTACTCAACCATTGAACCAACAATCTACTTATATTGGTAAAATTGAAGGTCACCAATTGCCTGATGCTTCTAACACTAATGCTTTGGGAGATACTGATATTCGTGGTGTCTCTCACTATGAAGGTCTTGATCTTACAACTTCAGGTTTCAATGAACTTGGTAATGGAACAAGAATCGGTGTTAAACCAATCCGTGTTCTTAAGAAATATACAAGAACAAGCGACGATAAATCTGCTCGTGAAATGAAGGTGTTTGCCTCTGTTGAACGTGTTATGCTTCTCCGTAAAGGTGAAGTCACTATCAGTGAATAAATCTAATTTAATATATAAAAGCATATATTAAAATGACGGACTACATCTTGTTAGAGTGTAATAGACTGCGTGGAAGACTCAATTATAATCATACTGCTGAAGCAGAAGACGAGTTCAAAAACCGATGGGTTAATAATGTATCATCTTATGGTATTACAATAAACAAAGGTGATGTTATTAATGTTGAATCTGTTGCTATTAATACATCAGGGACAATTCAAGATACAATTGAACTTTTGGGTAAAGAGAATGAGAATGGATACATGGATAATGAAGTAGGATTTGAATTCGCATATTATGTAAATCATTCAGGTAATAATACAATCCCATTACCATTGACTTCTATGAAGACTTATAATGGTTATGCTAATAATACTCTTACAGGTTTAGACAACGCAAGAAACAGAGGTATAGGAGAAGTCTCACTTGTAGATTATTCAACAACACCAAGCACCGAATATAACAATCCAAACAATATGCCGAAAGGTAATTATAACAATATTTGTTGTAGTGTTGTTACAGGATTACAAAGTCCATCAACATCAAGACCACAATTCATTCAAGGTAATACATATTCAACTGATACATCTTCACGTCCAATTTATCAAATTAAAGCAGAAGAAGTTCAAGATGGAGAACTGGTAAGATTTTCATTTGTTGGTTTAGATGGAACTTCAAGTTATACTGCTGGACTACAAGACATAACAGTTTATGCTGACCCTCCAACTTTTCCATCAAGTGATCTAACTAACACAGCAGTTGTAAAAATTCTTGTTGCTGATAGAGATGATGTTGCTACAAAGAAATATATTAAACCAAATGGTAGAAGATACTTTCCATCAGTAAAAGAATGGTCTGGTTCTGCTTTAATACCTTATACTGGACTTACTGATAATACAGGTATAAATTTTGACCCTTTAAGATTGATTCCATTTTACGATGTAAGAACTACAATAACGAAAGTCTCTGTTCCTGCTGGTTTAGCAACTCCACAGAACATCTCAACATTGATGACCGAACAATTACAGAAACCCTCAAGAGTTGATATTAGAGGTGTTCCATCTTCGTTTGCTGACTTTGATGATTATGGTATTCCTGATGCTGAAGGTAAAGTTCCAATTGTTAATACTGAAGTGAGTAAATCTATGACTTGTAATTTTTCAACTTTTACAACACCATATACTGAAACATCAAGTTTAACTGGTGTTCGTCAGTTGTTCTATTCTAACATCGCTTATGAAAACCCTGAAAAGATTGCTGGACTTCAATTCTCAAGACAAAGATATTATGGTTTGAATAATGATGATATTACAAATGAAATTAATACAGGAGAAGATCAAAATACAAACATTGGTGATTTTGGAAATCAAGCGATAGGAGAACTTGGATTGAATATGTGTATGACGAGAACATTTCCAGCAGTTAATAACTTAACATCAATACAACAAGGTGATTTGATTTTAACTAATGTTTATTATACCGAAGATAATGTTACTGCTATAGGAAATGGTTTCAAAAGAGCAGAACGTTATTATGGTGAGTATGAAGTTGCTATAGACCCAAATTCAGCA